CTAGTAACAGTTGATGGAAATAACAACGTATACCTAACAGAGTACGCAGATGTAATCAGTAATGAAGTTCTTGGAACAACAAACGCTGTATACAGCAGTGGAAATGTTCTGCTTCAGGTAACTGGAGCAGCAGCAGATACTTCTGTTAAGGTAAGCAAGACCTACATCGAAGCATAATTAAACAGAAAAGAGGCTGGAAGTGTCAACTACAAATAGAGACTTTAAAGTAAAGCATGGGCTAGATGTAGCCGAAGGCGGTACTTTTGGACAAGCAGTAACAGTTGGCACTCCAACTCTTTCTACACATGCAGCAACAAAAGAGTATGTAGATAACAAAGAACTCCTTGTTGCACAAGGTGGTACAGCGCCAAGCGCAGAAGATTCATCAGATGGTGAACTTTTTATTGATACTGCTGAAAATAGACTTATGTTTTACTACAATGGTCAATGGAATACTCTTGCATTATTAAATGACACAGTTGAAATAGCACAACATATCCACGATACATCAATTGGTGGAACTGGTTTGATTGTTTCAACATTTAAAGATGCAGGATTCTATAACGAGGCTGGCGCAGTAGAGGATGCTGGTTTTTATAATACTAATAGTTGGTCTGTCACATATGATGGCGGAATTGCAACAGAAGTATTTAATTAAAAACTGATATAATATGACTATACACCACTGGAGGAGTAAATAATGGCAACAAGAATGCAACAGCGTAGAGGTACCGCATCACAGTGGACATCTTCTAACGATGGGGATGGTCCAATCCTAAATGCTGGAGAAATCGGCTGGGAATCGGACACAAACAAATTTAAGATTGGTGATGGAGTCTCATATTGGGCAGACCTTACCTATTTCGTAGATGCAACAGATGTTATTGCATCATCACTTGGAGGATATCTACAAGACTCAGATGTTGGAGAAATATCTGGAGTTGCAGGACTTGATGCAAGCAAGAATCTTCTAGTTCCTGGAGCATCTATTATTGTAGAAGGTGCAACAGATAACTCATTTGAAACAACTTTGACAGTAACAGACCCAACTGCTGATCGCACAATTACATTCCCAGATGCAACTGGCACAGTAGCGCTTACTACTGATGTTACGACACACGAAAACCTTACAGAAGCACATGGTGCAACTGGTGCGGTAGTTGGAACAACTAACACACAGACACTTACAAATAAAACATTAACTTCACCAAAAATTAATGAAGATGTAGCACTTACAGCAACTGCTACAGAATTAAATATTCTTGACGGTGCAACACTATCTACAACAGAACTTAACTATGTAGATGGCGTAACTTCATCAATTCAGACACAACTAAGTGATCTTGGTACAAATAAAGCACCACTTAATGCACCAACATTTACAGGAAATGTTACGGTTGAGTCAAATCTAACTGTTGAAGGAAACCTTGTTGTAGAGGGAACTACTACCACAGTAAACACTTCAGAAGTTCAGATAGATGACCCAATCTTTTACTTGTCTGCAAATCAGTATGACACAAATACAAGAGATATTGGTATCACTGGAGCATACGGAACAGTTGGAGGAGATGAAGAAGATCACCTACACACTGGTCTAGTAAAAGATGTAACTGACGGAAAGTGGAAACTTTTCTCAAATGCTCCACACCCAGAGAACAATGTTGTTGACTTTACATCTGCAGATTACGATACTTTAAAAGTAGGGTCACTTGAGGCAGCAACAATAACTCTTGGAGATGGCTCAGCACTTGGAACTCCAACATCTTTAACACTAACAAGTGCAACTGGTCTTCCAGTATCTACTGGTATATCAGGCCTTGGAACTGGAGTAGCAACATTCCTTGCAACTCCTTCATCTGCAAACTTTGCTTCAATGATTTCAGATGAAATAGGAACTGGTAACGTATTGCTTTCTGATATGGCAACAAATGCTCAGTCAGCATCATACACACTTGTTCTTTCTGATAAGGCAAAGGTTGTTGAAATGGGTGTTGGTTCAGCAAACAACTTAACAGTGCCAACAAATGCATCAGTTGCGTTCCCAGTTGGAACACAAATTCACATTGTTCAAACTGGATCAGGACAAACTACCGTAGTTGCTCCTTCAGGAGGAACAGTAAATACAGCAACAACTCTAAAGTTAAGAGCACAATGGTCTGCAGCAACTCTTATTAAGCGTGCTGAAAACACATGGGTTCTTGTTGGAGATCTTGCAACATCATAACAGAACTTTATAAACAATAAAGTACTCAACCTAAACTTAAGGTTGATAAGTTAAAAACTCCGCATAAAACGGAGTTTTTTTCTTTGTAAATTTATGATATACTTAAGACCACTTTGGAAAACTCAAAGTACTCATCTAAATTTGCTTAGAAAGGTAAATAAATGTCAGAAGTTTTTTCGTTTCGTCTATCAGAAGATTTTGTAAATAAATATAATAATGCTCCATCTCCATTTGGATTTTCAGATGCTGGGTCTAACTCATTAGGAGAGATTACATTTATTCGTACATATTCTCGTGTTAAAGAAGACGGTACAAAAGAACGTTGGCATGAGGTTTGTCGTCGTGTAATTGAGGGTATGTATTCAGTACAGAAAAATCATGCCAAGGATAATAGGCTTCCATGGAACGATAATAAAGCACAGAAGTCTGCACAAGAAGCCTTTCAAAGAATGTTTGAATTAAAGTGGACTCCTCCAGGTCGTGGGCTTTGGGCATTTGGTACACCTATGACTATGGAAAAGCGTAACTCAGCATCACTTCAAAACTGTGCAATGGTATCTACTCGTGACATTGACCGTAATGATCCTGGAGCATTGTTTGCTTGGGTAATGGATGCATTAATGCTGGGTATTGGAGTTGGATTTGATACCCTTGGACAAGATAAACAAATGTCTATTTATGCTCCTACTGAACCAGCATCTATTTATGAAATTCCAGATACTCGTGAAGGCTGGGTTGAGTCAGTTCGTCTTTTGGTAAACTCTTTCCTTCGTCAAAATCAACCTATTCAAGAGTTTAACTATGACCTTATCCGTCCTCTAGGTGCCCCCATTAAGGGCTTTGGAGGCGTTGCAAGCGGTCCAGCACCACTTATTGATCTCCATACACGTATTCGTAATGTAATTGGCTCTAGGGCTGGAGAAGTCTTAGATAGCCGTGCAATTGTAGATATTGTTAATCTTATTGGTACATGCGTAGTATCAGGCAATGTTCGTCGTTCTGCAACTCTTGCACTTGGAACATCAGAAGATGAAGGATTTATTAATCTTAAGAATCCAGAAGTATTTCCAGAAAGAAATTCATATGACCCAGAAAAGCCAGGATGGGCTTGGATGTCAAACAATTCTATTTCAGCAACTGTTGGAACAAAGTATGAAGACTATGTAGATTTAATTGCAGATAACGGAGAACCAGGATTTATCTGGCTTGACGTTGCTCGTAATTATGGTCGTCTTGCAGATGCTCCTGACTATAAGGACACTCGCATTATGGGCTTCAACCCTTGTGCGGAGCAGCCATTGGAATCATACGAATTATGTACACTTGTAGAAGTGCACTTGAATCGTCATGAGTCCAAGGAGGACTTCCTCAAGACATTGAAGTTTGCATATCTTTATGGAAAAACCGTAACACTTATGCCAACACATTGGCAACAGACAAACGGAATTATGCAGCGCAATCGTCGTATTGGAACATCTCTTACTGGTATTGCAGCATTTGCTGACGAGCATGGATTGCCAACAACTCGTGAATGGATGGACGAAGGCTACAATAAGATTCGTCATTATGATCATAAATATTCAGAGTGGCTTTGTGTTCGTGAATCAGTTCGTGTAACAACAGTAAAGCCATCAGGTTCTGTATCACTTCTTTCTGGTGCTACCCCTGGAGTTCACTGGGGTCCTGGAGGAGAGTTCTATCTTCGTGCTATTCGTTTTGGAAATACAGATCCAATGATTCATTTATTTAAAGCAGCGGGGTACAAGATTGAAGCAGATTTAGTATCAGCAAATACCTCAGTAGTATACTTCCCAGTTGCATCAGGACATAAACGTGCTGAGAAGCAAGTAAGCCTATTTGAGAAAATTGGTTTGGCAGCAACTGCTCAAAAGTATTGGTCAGATAATGGTGTTTCTGTAACATTGTCATTTGATAAAGAAACAGAAAAGCAGTTTGTGGCTCCAGCACTAAATATGTATGAGGGTCAACTAAAGGCAGTATCTTTTCTTCCAATGGGTAATAAGACTTACCCACAGCAACCATATACAGAAATATCAAGAGAAGAGTATAACTCATATGTTGGAACAATTGGAAAGATTGATTGGTCTGCAATCTATGACGGTAAAGATAATTTAGACGCTGAGTCTGAAAAATACTGCTCAACTGATGCTTGTGAGATTAAATTATACTAGGCTCTATCCTGCTATAATAAGGGTATAGGAGAATAATGTCCAGCCCATCAAACTTATATGCAGAAAAGATTTTTAGTGAACACCCACTAGTTCTTTGGGCACTAGACGATAAACTTGACTACGTTAGTCTTATTTCAGAGGCTCAAAGAAATATACTTACACTCTGGAGTAAGAGTGGATGTACACTTTCTGCAGGTACTGGATTAACTGGTGAACCATTTCCAGATAGTTATAATACAAAGGTTAGTTGCACAGTACCAATTGGTCAAACAAATGAAGCAATATTGATAAGTCCAGATATTGTAAATTTTAAGGATCTAAATCTAGGCCTTAAGACATTTTGTATTGGAACACATTTTTATTCAAATAGTCCATATGTTGAATCGGTATCTATAGGATATGAATACACAGATACAACAACTTCTCAAATAATTCAAAACCTAAAAACTTTTGAAACATCTTTGTTTCAGAAATGGGGCTTTATATCAGAAACTTTTGAGATACCAGATGAAAATACAACTTTAAGAGTAGTTATAAAGATTGTCACAACTGATGGGGGTTCCACGTCAGAAGATTATGAGTTTTATTTTAATGGAGTAACTGTTGGTCAGTGGTCTGAAGAATTTAATGTTGAATCTTTGGGAATTAGTTCACAGACTTTCCCAGAAAATATTAATATAACAACTGATAACAAGGTTGTTCCTGCAGCAGCCTATGGAATATCATCAGACACTGGGTACTATCTTGTAAATAACAATTCGCTTGTTGCAAAAAATACAGGAGTTCCATTGGTTTTTGGTGCATCTGGAATTACAAAACTTGAACCAAACGAAGGAAGGCCATCAGTTATTTTTCCTGGAAAAGGATTTTTGCATGAAATAGGAAGATACAATAACTATACTGTTGAGTTTTGGGCAAGAATAAATTCAGAATCTATTACATCTAAAAAGATCTTTGGACCAATTGGAAGCAGCGATGGACTATATGTAGAAGATGGATTTTTAACACTACTAATTGGTGACAACTTTAGTTCTCATTTTGTATCTGAATGGTTTAGGCCAATCCTAATTCATATTGCTGTAGTTAATAATAATGCAATCGTTATGATAAATGGAGAACAGGTTATTTCTTTAGACTTTAATACTGCATCTATAAATCTTTCAAATGGAATTGATGAAGACTGGGTTGGCTTTTATTCTTACGAAGATGTTACGCCTGTTGAGATTGATTGTTTTGCTATTTACTCTTACCGTGTTCCAGATGTAGTTGCAAAAAGACGATGGGTTTATGGTCAGGGAGTTGGATCATCAGAGGCAATTGATTCTGCATATGGAGGAACGTCTGCTGTAATTGACTACACATTTGCAGACTACACAGCAAACTATAACTATCCAAGTTTTGCACAATGGCAACAGGGAAGTTTTGATAATCTTTCAACTACAGAAAAATATTTGAAAACACCAGACTATTCACTGCCAATAATTTTTACTGGAAGTAAAACGTTACAGGATTTATATGATGATTCACACGCATTATTTGAAAATATTACTAGTGGAGATTTAGGAACTGATTCTAGATTTATATCTCTTAACCCCAATTCAACTTGGGATAACGAAGGATCATACCTTTACTTTACAAACTTTAATATTTTAAATGATCAAGTTGCATCTCTTTATGGAGTTTTTCAGATAGGATATGAGGGAAGCGGAACTGAACAAGAAGAAAAAATATTATTTAAGGTTTATAGTCAAAGCACTGGAAACTACTTTATGGTTAAAGTTGATAATCTTGAAGTTGTATATTCTTTAAACTATAGTGGAAATGAACAAGAAATTTATAGAACAAAAAGTATTAGTATAGATGAGCCATTTGCTGCAGGATTTAATATTGAGTCTCTTGTCAATTCAGTAGGTGGAAATCTTTCAACTTTTTTTGGCAATCAGAATTCTTTAAGCCTTTATGTTGGTGGAGACGATCAGGGAAACAAAACATTTGATGGATATATCTATAGTGTTGGATTTTCAACAAAGTCAAACTTAAATGGAATATCCGATCTTTTTAATTCGTATGGACTTTTAGTTGATGCTAATGATCCAACATTGTCTAGTACTATAGATGGAGGACTTTATAATCAGGGGGCAGATTTAGTTGATGCAGGGCTCTACAGCACTAATGTTTGGAGTTCTACTTACGATGGTGGAACAATAAAGTCAAGTGCTGAAACTCTTTTAGATTATGTAGCGAGTTATACCTTACTTCCAACATTCTCATACAATAAACTATTCTTAGATATTGGTATTTCTGGACACTGGGAAGACTATCTGCCGCTTTCGTATTTTGGACAATACGTTCAGAATGACTCTGGAAATTCTTTTTATGATCTTGATTTCTTACAGTTTAACTTAGGATATCCATCACCAGATACATTATTAGAATCAGTAAAGGGGCAAGAATTAACCTATGAAGATTTAATGAATAACTACGATACTCCAGTAAGAAGAACCTACACCCAACTACAAAATGTATTATTTACTGGATGGTACAACTATTCTGATATTTTAGAAAACTCTTTAACATATTATCAATATAATACTGAAAATGCATCAATTAGAAGTTATGTAACTTTTCAGTATGTAGATGAAGGGGCAAATGCTCCATCAAGTTACTTTACAAACACTGTTTACCCACAAGAAAATTCTGTAATCGATGTGTCTGATTATCCGTCTTGGCAAAATACAAAGTTTGAGATTATTGATAATACATTGGTCTATCCAAGAAAAGATATAGACTTTAATGAACTTGCAGTTGTTTATGGTATTGACTTTGTTGTTCGTGGAATAATTAAAAAACCAGTTATTTTAAAAAAATTAGAAATTGCTTCCCAGGCTCTTAATGATAATTCATTTAATCCAATTGGAACAAAGTTTGGATCTAACCTTTTCCCATATAAGAGGTCTGGCTTATATTATGACTATAAAGCAAAAAATCCATTTAGCATTTATAAGGCAAGCACTCCATACCTATATACAAACCGCACATCTGGAATTCAGGTTCGTGGAGACTTTGACTTAAATGAAGATCGTGGCATATCTATGCCAGTAAATCAGTCTGTTGCAGAAAACTATAGAGTAAGTGCATTCCAATCATGGATTAAGTATGAGCAGAGAGCCTTTCCACTAACACCAATAGCACTGTTTGAAGTTGAACATAAAAATAATACAATAGTTTTTTATGTTGTTGCAAATGATAGTTTTGGAAAAAGAGGAGTTGTTTATGCAAAAAATAAAAAAGATAACTCAAATTTTGATGAGATTAAGTACTTTATAAATGGAAAACCTGTTCGTGAGCCAGTTTTGACTGTTAAAGAATGGTCTATTCTAGGAATTAACTTTACAACAGCGTTAAACTTTGACCTATTCCTAGGGTCTGTAAATTTGAAGGGTCCAGCAATATTTAACAATATCTCGTACTATCAGGCCAACAACCTACAGCAGTTACAGTCAAAGGTCAGTAGGTCTTGGAATCAGGTAAGGCAAGATGGTGCTATTGAATATGGCTGGTCGTACTGGCTAAACAACTACACCTGGGATGGAGTAATGTCTATATCTTCTTCCCCTCTATATGGAGTAAATTCACAGGATGTATATAATAACTATATGGGTACTAATAAGATTATCATTGATGATGAGTCAGGCATGATTTTTGATGCAGATAAGATGAAAATATATAATGACACCACATGGTCAGTGTCTGTAGGCTCACCAGTGTAATCTGGTATACTTATGGTTATGGATTCTTTAATAAACCCAAAAACTGGTAAACCAATTGTTGAAAATGTACGACGCAAGGTCATCGATAAGCATTATGACTGGGGTCTTTATGTATACAAAAAGTCAAATGGAAAGTGGTTTACAGACGGTACTGGCTCTGTATTAAACATCCCATCTCAAAAGGGAGACATATCAAAGATTGCAGAACTTAAAAGGGCTGCAGTATTTAATGGTGATGATGGAGAAGGAACAGCACACTTTGTTCCTGGTTTAACGAGGGTATCTGAAGAAGAATATTCAGAACAAAAAGATAGAATGATGCAAGGTTTAATTCCAAATGTCAATGATTTGGGAGCAATCGCAGATGCACAAAAGACATTAAAAACACACGGAAGGGATGCATACGAAAGTGAGTGATGACGATAACTTCCAGTATGTTAGAGCAAGCCTAAATACTCAAGAGCAAGAAGAAAATCAATTTAAGGCAAGCGATCCGTTTAATAAAAACTGGGACGAACTTAAAGAGTATTCTGGGTTAGATCAAAACTTTCGTCGTCGTGTAGCAAGACAGGTTAGCAAAGCAATAACGCCAACTGCAGCATATTTAGACTCTGCAAATGCCGTACCGTCTGGTGCAGACGATGCTGGATCAAAGGCACTTAATCCTGGAACAGTATACAGAAATGGATATGGCCTATTTGATGTAATCACACCGCCATATAATATGTATGAACTTGCAAATTTTTATGATACCTCATTTGCTAACCATGCTGCTATTGATGCAAAGGTAGAAAACATTGTAGGACTGGGATATCGTTTTGATATTGCAGATAGAACTGCTCTTAGACTAGAAATGTCAGATGACGAGTCAGCAACTGAAAGAGCAAGAAATAGAATTGAAAGAGCAAAGATTGAGTTGCGTGATTGGCTAGAGAACCTTAATGACGATGATAGTTTTACAAAGATTATGGAAAAGGTTTATACAGATGTTGAGGCAACTGGAAATGGATTTATTGAGGTTGGTAGAACCGTAAAAGGTGAGATTGGATATATTGGACATATTCCAGCAACCACTGTTCGTGTTCGTAGACTTAACGATGGATTCCTGCAGATTATTGGTCAAGCAGTTGTTTACTTCCGTAACTTTGGGGCAAACAATCAAAACCCAGTAACCGCAGACTCAAGACCAAATGAGATTATTCATATAAAGTCTTATTCTCCACTAAACACAT